CTTATCGGTTCGAAAGCCGGCTAAAGAATTAGGTGTTGAAGCGCCTACGGCTTCTTTATTTGTGTCTCCTAAAAGACGAACAACGGTGACAGGAGAGTTGTTTCTTAGATAAGCTTGTACTGCATATGCACCGTAAGTAGGTGCAGTAAAATTTCCCTCTCTAAAGGTATCTCCACCGCCGCCTCCGGCGATAGGATTACCGAAAGTTAAAACGAAATCTTCAAATGAATTAACTTGTACCGGTGTTAAAACTGGACCTTTTTCAAATCTACCGATAATCGCTGGGCCTACTGGTTCAGGCAGCTGTGCGATTTGTGATCGATCAATTTCGTTAATAAATATTCCAGGGGAAATGAACTTAAATTTTCGTGAAGACATCTATAAACTCTCCTTTATAATATGTTTATATCAAATATAATTAGTTTTGTTTTTTTCAAAGTGCTTTCTAATCTTTGTAAAAGCCACTAGACTCAGGTAGTTGTTGAATATCACCGACAATTACTCTTTCTCTAGGTATCTTAACTTCGACAGCATTTTCTCTTTTTATAACCTTTGCCCTGATTTGATTATCTCCTTCGCCAATTAAATAACCTATAACGCCCACAGTTATATTAGTTTGGTAAGTCCTTTCATTAGTTGTTAAATTTGATATAGTGTTTGTTGTATTAAATGTCCCATTAAAAAAAGCTTCATATGCATGGCCATCATTAGATATTTTAACCATTTTAGCATAATCACCTATGTTTATAAAAGGGGCAACTAAATTATTCATTTGCTGTATATAATTTGTTTTTATAACAATATTATAATTTACATTAATTGATATCGGTCTGGGCACATAGTAGCTGACCGTTACAATTTTTTTATTTTCGCTTGGAAAATGCGCTTGGCCGTTCGGCGTTCTTCTTACACCGTTTGAGTTTTTTATATTATCTGCCACTGCAAAGTTGTTTGTTTTGTCCTCGACTATTCTTCTATTTATCCTAATGTAACTTCCGTGTATTGGATCAATAAAGAAAGGCGTTGGACCATAATATGAAGTTGTCTTGTTTAAATCTTTTGTTACTGTGGTTCTTTCAATACTTATTATGGGCAAGTTAAGGGTTCCATCGTTGTCTCTACCTTCAGCTGAGTTTTTTGATAAAAAAGACCTTTCTGCTGATGCAAATACGACTGGTACTTTGATTGCCCCGTCTGTAGTCTCAGAGCGTAGATCTAGCACCTCATCTAAAAATCTATACAAAGCAGTATCAATATTCTCTAAAGTCGATGGCTTTAGTTCTAAATCGCTATATTGTTCTTTAGCCATTGAATACTCCCTTTCTAGCTTTAATACAAGTTGCTTCTATTTCCATTTTGTGCTCTATCTGACCAAACATTGTTTTGGGTTCATTTAATGTAATTATCTCGTAAAAGCTTTCACCGTAAAGAATAAAATCACCTTCTCTTACAAAAATATCTTGATCTTCGGTTAATCTTCTTTTGTGAAAGTTAACTTTTATTGATGGTCGTCGATCAACCCCTAAGTTGGTTGTTGTCGTTGCATATCCCTGCCATGTGACCAAAGCGTAAACTCTTATTGGAGGATAATAAACTTTGTTTATGGACTCTCCATAAATAGGATGAAAATTAGTGTGCTCAAGACTTATAGGATAGTAAAGCAAGTCTTGACCAACAATTCTCTCTATTAGTTCGTCATTTACCTGTTTTACATAATCTCTCTCTTTTTCCCCCAAAAACAAAGGAGGAGGTGGAGCATCCGGTTGTGACCATTCATTTTCATCAGACATCTATTGTTATCCCACATATACCGTCATTGGTATTTTTTGTTGTATCTCGTTGATTGCCTTTGTTAAGGCCCCATCACCCTCCGCAATTTTAGTATACGTCAACTCATCTAGAACTTTCTTTAATTCTTCTCTTAGTTCTTTTTGTTCTGATGCTGCCTGTGTCAACAAGGCAGCGCCATTTAAAGTTGTCTGTGCACCAGGAATAGGGATTGTTGCTATTTTAGATCTAATGTTTCCTAAAATTTCTTTAGCTAAAGAAAGCGCGAATCTTCTAATCCATTGTTTACCGATTGAGTTAATAGATTGATATGGTGTGTTCTCAAAAGGCATCGTGTTCATGTTGTTGATGCCGTTGACTCCGTTGTCAGTAGATGTATCTTCGCTCCATGGCGTATCCGTATCAACAAAGAATTCGACAAACATTTTTTTCGGACTTACCACGACGGTTTGAGGAAATATTCTTAATTTGTTGTTCTTTATCTCGTAGCTATAGTGACTGTTTCTAGTATAAATAGCGTCCTCAAACGCCATGGCCTGTGATTTGTTTTGCCAAACAGGGACTAGCTGAAATGTACTATCATCAGAATATTGACCATAACTAGCCAAATCTCCAACTGTGTTTAAGCCGCCATAGTAACCATAAAAACGCCAAATAGCTTGTGGGGTTTTGTAATAAACTTTTGTAATATTTACTCTTTTGTCTCCCACAGTGCCACTATAATCAGAAGACGTAGAAATTATTTCTTGTAGATCGTAATCTTGTTGGTTTCTTACAGTATCAAAAGAAGCAGAAAAAATAGGAGTTACACCACCGAAGCCGGCCTCCGTAGCGTATCCATGTGCTACTCTTCTGGCATATTCGAACTTAAATTTAGGGAACTTTAGTGCAACATCTTCCAGAGAGGCTGTATTCTGCAGCTGTCCCTCTTCATTAAAAGACCCTGTTTTGGCGCCTAAAAGATCGCCAATTGAGTTCTTAACTTGATGAACATTTAAAATATATGAGTATTCTAAAACAGCTTCTTGATAAGCAGAAAACACTTGTTCTTTTGTTAGTTCTATATCAAGTACATCACCACCTAATTTAGCATAGGTGTATGCAACTTGATCAGCAGCACCGCTTAAGAAAAATTGATCATCGGTATACACATCAAACGGGAATGTTGCTGAATTCGCCTCTGCAGCTGTAGAGCCGCTAGGTAATATGACCGCGCTCGTTTGTGACGCTGGTAATAAAGTGGGTGTTGCCATTTAATAGATCTCCTCCTTATAATTAGTAGGAGACATCTTAAACAGCTTACTCAGTTGCGGCTTTAGTTTTTTTGGTTGTTTTCTTTGGCGTCTCCGCAACTTTTTTTGTTTTGGGTGTAGCCGGCTTCTTTGCTTTAGCTGCTTTTTCTGCGGCCTCTTCTTTCTTTTTCGCTGCAGCTTGCTCTTGTAACCATTTTCTTCTATTGCTCATTTCTTCCACCTTTTGTTTTTCTAGCTCGGCTTTTTGTTTTTCTAACTCAGCCTTTTGATCATTTTCTTTAGAATCTACAACCGGTAGCTCTGTCTGCGTAACTGGATGTAGAGCAAATTTTCTACCAAACTTTTGAGGTTTTGATATGATTTTTCTTTTCTTTCCCATTATAGAAACTCCTGTTTTTTATAAATAGTTGTTTTTGCATAAAAAAACCCCCAACCAAAAAGGAAGGGGGTTTAAAGATTTATTAATGATAATTAGAACGTACCAGGTGTTACCGCCGCATCGGTTAGTGCATGAACGTACCAGTTGGTGCCATCACACCAAATATCAAAAAGATCTCCTATCACACCACCAGATAAAGTCAGCTTACCTTTTGCTCTCAAATCGACAATAGCAACAGTGGTGCCACCGCCAGAGTGAAGGTTTTGCCCTTGAAAGACATTTGTACCAGCCGTAAAAACCTTGTGGTTCGCTGCTGAAGCTGCTACGATTGTAAAACAAGCTCCCGCTGTTGGTGCTGGAAGCGTAACAGTATGTGCTGTTCCTGTCATAGATACTATGCAGCCAGAATCTTCAGCAGTTAAAGTTAGTGGAGCGGCATTGCTGCTCTCTTTTACAACTTTTTTTGCGCCGACTAGTGAAGTTCCTTCACCTAGCGCCAACTCTCTTTTTAAATTCTCAATTAACGCTTGCGTTCTTGCAAGACCTATTCTTTTTGTACCCATTTGTTATAACCCTCCCTTGGCTCCACACCATTTTTAATCATGTCAAAAACATGGGTACAGTAAGTAGTAACGTCATAAAACAAAAAACCCCGTGCCTCAAAGAAACACGGGGTCAGGTTTGTTTAAACTAAATTAAATTAGTTTTAGCTGCCGCTAGTTGCGCCGCTCTCACCTAAGAGGCCACGACAAATGACTAGACCGTACATATCTGGTCGAACCATTTTCTTCG